CTGGGGACTTGTTGTCCCCAGATCAGCGAAATCTCTCTTTATGAGAGAGTACTTAGCTTGAGCTTTACGCTCTCCTCGTCGGGTTTCGAACATACAAGGGTCCAATAGTGCCAACAGCTCGTACAAGAGAACAAGATTTTCGGTCGAATGTCTCAGGAACTTGTTTCTGGGTCATTCGTTCGCCGCAAACCAAGTCATCTAGTCGGCCTGAAGGTACGTGGGTAACTTGCCAAGACGTGGTCGGTAACAGGGACGGGGTTAATACCTTCGAACTTGTTAGGAACATGTCAGTGCAACCTTACCTGGACGGTAAGCTTTTCAATCTGAGTGGAGTTCTCCAGAAGGAGTTCTCACATTATCCGATTGATTGGCCGACCGCCCCGTTCAATGCCTCTAGTAAATTCCCTAACCCTACGGTTAGTGAAATGAACCAGATGGCATGGGACGCATTAGCTAAGACAAATCCGTCTGCACCACATGTTTCGGTGCCTACGTTTTTGGCTGAGCTAAAGGATCTTCCGGGGATGTTAAAATATCTCCGTGGAGTTCCTAAGGACCTGCGTGCGCTCTATAAGAGCTTCACGCTTGTTCCGTTAGCATTAAAGTCTTGGGGCCAACGAGTATTATACTCGATAGCGCAAGGTCATTTGACCTGGCGCTGGGGCATCAAGCCTATGCTATCGGATCTGCATAAGATGATCAATTTTTGTGATGCTGTCGAAAGAAAGTATCGCCAACTTGATCAACTGCAGCAGAAACGTTCGATTCACACACGTGTAGGAATGGGTTCCGAATCGCTCGAAGATGCGCCCGTGAATACTATTATTCACAGCGACCTCGACGTTTGGAAAGCTACGCGCATCACGAGATACACTTCTAAGAAGTGGATCTCTGTTCAGTGGAATACCACTGGGCTATCTCAGATTCCTTTTGATGGCGAGAGCAAGCTTAATTTAGCTCGGCGACTCGCTTTTGGAATCACAGGATATGAAGCGCTGGCCACTCTATGGGAGGTACTCCCATGGAGTTGGTTTGTAGATTGGTTTGCTAGAATTGGTACTGTAATACAGGCCAATAATAACACTCTCAATCTCACCCATTCGAAGTCATGCTTGATGCGAACAACGACGTCTGAGACGACGTTTACGCTCTCGCAGGCGGGCACTTGGAGTACTATTTCTAGTATGCCGTACGCCCACCAGACTCGGTTGCAGCGATGGCCTATCGCTCCAACTCTACCGTTCGCTCCGACGACCGTACCTTTGGTTGATCCAAAGAAATGGTCGATCCTCGCGTCTCTTTATGTGCTTAATCCAAGGCGCAGGACGCGCTTAGGATTGTAGCCCAAACAAGAAACGTGGAGGAACTCCTATGTTCGCAGACACACTTACGTTGCCCTTCAGTACCGGCAATATTGTCGTTACGAAGATCAACCAGGACTCGTTTGGCAGCGTGTATCGCTTTAATGATGCGACACACGAAGTCAAACTCACCATTCGACACTCGAAAGCGTCGAAGAATGGTGTCGCCTATGACCGTCACAACATGGAATTGGTTGAGACGATCTATGCGACTTCAACGGTCGAGGAATACACACGTACCTTCTATTTTGTCATCCAGCAATTGCCGGCTGACAGTGGGTACGTGAACGCGGACGGAATGGCGGATTTTATGATCGCCACGTCGAACGCGAACCTCGTGAAGTTGATGAACTGGGAATCCTAGCACTAGCCTTTATACCTACCCCTGTGGGGTTGGTTTGGGCGTGTGTAGGGTACCTGTTCAACCAGGAGTCCTGTCACCCATACACTTGTTGTGTATGGCGTGTGGCTGTGGCAGCATGGGACATTTGAGACGAAAGCCTCTATGTCTAACCGCCATGTCCAGGAGTTGAGCAAGGTGTATGATGCTCTTTTCGAAGATGCTAAGTACGCCTTCCCGGCACTCGGTGACGAGTTCGAGAGAGATCTCGTGCGTCTCCGTGAAGCTGTCAAGCAGAGAGGTCTCTACGTTTACGTAGTCGACCTCCCTGCGTTATGTAAGCACCTTGATAGGAGCTTAGATAACGGCGAGTACAAGCTGTCGGGGTTGCCTCTTTCTAAGAGGTACTCCAGCAGGACACCGATCCCTAAGTTTCTTAGGGGACTGTATCTACTCATTTTTGACAGCTTAGGTAGCTTAAAGGAGGATTACGATGTTACAGCGATTTTCTTCTTGCGGCAGATTTTGTCTGCAGCTAAGAAACTCTGCGTACCATGTAGTAGCGAAGCTAACATCAACGAAGTTGATGATTTCTTTGCTATTGATGTGCGGTTGCCAGAACCCGAATGTTTCTGGAAACATCCGCATCCGACCCGACAGGACGCCGGCGAGATCTACAGAGGATTCTGTAGATCGACAGTCTGCGCTCCACGGGAAGGATGTCCAGGCCCCGAAAGGGCCCGACACATCGCCCTCCTCAACACCCTAGACAAAGTGTCTACGTTGTTGAGTACCACTCTAGGGTCTTATAGACCCGATGAATGGCGCTTTAAGCATGGCCCAGGTGCAGTTTCAGAAGTAGTAGGACCGACCAACAAATATTGTTGGAACAATTGGTCCGAACGTCTGGAACATGCGTTCCCAATTGCAGACTATGGTTTCCATAGTTTTAGCTCTTGGGCTTGCGACGTGGGGAATCGTGAGATTCCCTCAGATGATCCTTCCTCAAGGCTCATCTGTGTGCCTAAGTCCTATACTAAGCCTCGGCTTATTGCCGCAGAGCCTAGTGAGCATCAGTGGTGCCAACAAAACATTTGGCACTACTTTCGCTCTAGGACAGAGAAAACTTGGGTTGGTAGATTTATCCAGTTCCTGGATCAAACCCTCAACCAAAGACTCTGTCAAGTAGGATCGGCGAGTGGCGAGTTAGCGACTGTCGACTTATCGGCAGCCTCTGACAGGGTCACTCCGCACGTTGTAGGCCAGCTCTTTAGGGATAACCCTAATCTGCTGATTGCTCTACAATCGACGCGTACCCGTTTTATTACCCAGAAGATTAGCATTGCTAGTCCTTCTGTGTACGAGTTGAGAAAATTCTCAACAATGGGTAGCGCCTGTACTTTTCCAGTCGAGTCGTTAATCTTCCTAAGTGTGGCGTTAGCTTCTGTGCTCTATGAGCGACAGTTGCCAGTCAACCTTAGGTCGATTCAACAACTTGTTGGAAAGGTGGCCGTCTTTGGTGATGACATTGTCATTCCCACTGACTGCCGGGAGTCACTGATCATGCTCCTTGAAGCTCTTTGCTTCAAGGTCAACGTCAATAAGTCTTACTGGAACGGGAAGTTCCGGGAGTCTTGTGGCGTTGATTCCTTTGGCGGTGTCGATGTGACACCAGCTTATTGGAAAGGTCGGATCGGTAACGATCCTGAATCGATTGCAAGCACGATCGATGCCTCCAACAACTTCTACATGAAGTTCTTGGTTAAGACATCGGCCGCCATTGCATCGACCATACGTAAGGTAGTAATACCTTACGTCGGAGTCGATTCAGGTGTCGTAGGTCTGAAGTCCTTTGTACGTCCCACGCTGCGTTGTAAAACGCGGTGGAACGGGAACTTACAAAGAGACGAGTCCCTCGTGCCCGTTTTCACAACGGTAACACAGAAGACATCGACCAACGACGACTCTGCAATGCTACAGTTCTTCACAGAAGAACCGAGCCCACTCATTGAGTGGTCCCATGGGTACTTGCAGAGGCCGAAGACAAAACTTCGGCTCAGGTGGATCCCGACACAAGATCTCAAAAATAATTGAGACCGGTCGGTGTGCAGAGGAACTTGGGGGTCAAAAGTTCACACACGGATGTGTGCCTTTTTAGCCCCGCATATTTCTCTCGC